TATCTTTCAACTTCTTTTGCAAGAGTTGTGACGGGATACATTCTTCCATTACGGTTCTTAATTTCACCTTGAAGGAAAGTTCCTTCAATATACATTTTCTTATTGGAACCTTTTCCTTCGGTGACAAATTTTACACTCGAAATTTCTTCCGTAATTAACTTCATCATGCCTCTCCAGTAGTTTGAACTTGTTGAACATATAATCCTGAAGCAGTTCCTTTTGCTGCCACCTGGAAGACATCTCTCAGTTCACCTTCTCCATCAGTAATTGGTCCTACACTTGCTGTATTATGAGCAAGAGTAAGTCTTGTGCTGAAATATCCAGGATCTCCATTAGAATTTCTACTGAAAGATCCATTTTGTATGGAAAGAACAGTGAGTCCAATTCCAGAAGTGCCACCATTAGCACCTGCAGGAACGATTCCGGTCAACTGAACTTTATCACCAACTTCAAAAGGACTTCCACTTCCTCCGGGGAAATCAATAATTGTTGTTGTTCCTGTTGTAACACCAACGACTTTTTGTGATTTTGGTCTACCGATACTTAATGTTGCTGTGCCTCCGGATGGAACATAGTAGTCAGCATTTGCGGCAGAAGGGTCAATTCCAACTGCAACATGTGCATCTCCACCAAGTGCATGTACTCTTACGGTATCGGTAAAATGGGTCATGATGCCAGATGTGGCCGATGCTGTAGCAACGGCAAAAGATACCCCGCTTCCTACCGGTTTATGTGCCATTATTCTTGATCCTCAGATGATGATTGGTCTTCAGGTTCTAATTCACCGAACATAGAAGATGCAACTTCTGGTTTGAAATTATCAATCCTTTCAGTTGCTTTTGCATACAAAATATCTTTAATTTTGTCACTAACTTCTGCTGCTGACGAATCAACGGCAATCAAATCTACAAGTTCTTCCATAAAATTTAATATAAGTCCCATTCAATTATTTATATCTCTGCTTTTTTAGTATCCTTCTGCATCTGAGCATCAGTAATACCACCATCAATCTCTGGTTCCATGGGAACCTCACCCATCATTCCCATATCTTCACCTTCTGCGGGTAGAGGTTCTCCCGTAATAGGATCTACTGAATTTGGATCTGGAATAATTCCATCTGCAATTTCTTGTTCAATTTGTTCATCAATTTCAATAATTTCTGCATCAGTTTGGCGAAGAATTTTTTTACGAACATACTCATTTGAATAAAATTTTCCAATATAAGGTTCAATAGTCGCAAGCGTTCCTAGACGCTCATTCATCATCTCAGTTTCTTTTAATTCTGCAAATTGATTATCATAAAGAAAATCATACTGAATATGATCCCTAATTTCATCCCAATCGTCCGGACTAATAATGTTTTTTAGTATAAGTTGAGTCTTCAACATGTCATTAAACATGTTTGCAAAACGTTTTCTCAAACGACCAACAAACTTAGAAAACTTGAGTTCATCTCTTAAAATTTCGGAAGAACGACCAAGATTAAATCCACCATCGGAAGCAATTCTAGATTCGGGAACACCAAGTGCTCTGTAGAGTTTTTTCTGGAAATATTCAATGTCTGAGAGTTCTCCCAGATTCTGTCCACCAGGCAGGGTAGTGATCTCAGTTCCGCGACCACCTTCTCTACGAGGCAACCAGAAGTCTTCCATCATGCTCATAAATTTACGATCATCACGGATTTCTCCGGTGTTCGCATCATAGACGAGTTTATTTCTATAGCGAGACATGACCTCTTTGAGGTATTGCTCTGCTTTTACTTTGGGAAGATTGCCAACATCGATATAGAAAATACGACGCTCTGGTGCTCTTGATAATCTATAGATGACCAAAGAATCTTCAATCATTCTTAGTTGATTGAGTGCCTTGATTGCCTTATGCAAATACGAAAGAACTGTTCCTTTGTTACGATCTACGAGTCCTGAGGTAACATAAGTAATAGAATCCTTTGCAATCTTGACTCCTTTAGCACCACCGCCACCAGTCATGGCATTGGATGGATAGTTTGGTCTCGGAGTATATACAAAATATTCTTCAATTTCTGGTGATAATGCCCTTGAAGCATCGCCATCTCTATTTGATTGTAGAGTTATTGCAGTGTTCTTATCAGGTTTTTTCTCCTGACGAACATACTTCATTTTCATTGGATCAATATACCTTAAATCTTTGATCCCTTCTTCTGGTTTCTTGACATCAATTACCTTTAAGTAATAGAGTCTTCCATCAATATACCAATTCCTAAAAATTTCATGGGACTTTGTATCAAAGTCCATTATCTCCTTAATTGTTTTAAATTCTTCTCTGATTGCCTTTTTTAATTTGTCACTGGCATTTAAATTTGTAAGTTCAATTTCAATTGGTGAGTCATACAAATCACTCACGATTGCTTCATTAATAACATCTTCAATGGCACCGTCCGCTTCCGGATGTAGTGCCATATCTCGATATCTTTTTATTAACTCAGATTCGTTTCTGTAAGCACCCTCAATATCTACGTAAGAACCATAAAAACTGCTTGCAACAAAGTTATCAACCCCGTCCTCATTATTAGGAGGAACGGGGGAAACTATGGAAGCAGATTTTTTTTCTTTGTCCCCAATAGAAAAACCAAAAAGTCTGGCCATATTATAGTAAGTTTACTCGTTTTGACTATTTAGCTGATATCCTTATCTGATATCTTCACCACCTGCTGCTTGAGAAGTTCCTCTATATGCTTCCCACCACTGAACTTGCATCTCTACCGTAAATTCTTCAATAGTATCAGTTGTTTCATAACTAACATCAATTGTAGAAATATTGGTTGGGAAAATATCCCAGAACTTATAGGATCTGAGAACAGATCCATCACGATCCAATTGTTTAACAGTAGCATCCTTTTGATATGCTTCTGGATCTACAATACCAGTTCCATCGGACATTTTGTTGATGGTGTTCATCCATTTTTCGAAAGCAGAACGGAGAACAAAGTCAGTATCATTAATGACGGTGATAGTCCAAGTTTCAAACGTTCTATCTCCGGCAATCTTTAAGATACGACCTCTGAATGGCACATCAATTGGGGCAATGGTGGATGCCGGCAAAGCAGCTGCTTTTACAAGAAATCTTGCTTTCTGCAAAACATCATTATCAATTGATACAGCATCGGGAAATGCTAATTCAACTTCGAATAGATTGGGTCTTGCACCACCACCTGATAATCTACTTTTAAAATCACTAATTGTCCTTAATGGTGTGGTATTTTGTTGTTGGCGACTAGGCATTTTTCTTTAAACCTCGTTTTTTATTAAGTAGAATTAAACAGAACCAATAATTTCTTCAAATGCAACACCAGTTCTAGTTGCAACAAAGGTTAGACCGATGAAGTTGATAGAACGTGCTGGTTTGACGTAAATGTCAGCAACAAACTCATTATTATCTATAATAGAAGCAGTGTTATTGGTTTCATCACAAACAACGACATAATCGCTAATTCCTCTCTTTGCTTGAACATCGCGGAGGAATGGTTCAACAATATTTACGAAATTAGTTCTCGTGATTTCATCATTGAACTCAAAGAGTTGATCTCTAGCAGCTGCTTCGATGGCATTTTCAAGGAAGATAAACAGGCGACGAACATTAATTCTGTCAAAGGCAGACGATTTGGCAAGTGCTGTTTTATCGCCAAAGAGGATAATTCCAGAACCTGCTTGGAAGATAACTGGATTAATCCTGTTAGAATACAGAAGATCTCTTTGTATTTTGGATGGATTGTATGTCAGTTTTACTGCGTTAAGAATGGCACCTCTAGAAGTTCCTGCTGGTGAGAACCATGGGAAACCATTAATATCTGTTCTGGCACATGTTCCAGCAATATCTCCGTTGAGGGGGACATAACGGAAAGTGTCAGCAAATCTATCATACATGTACTTGTATCCGCTATCGAATACAGCATAAGATGATGATGTTAATGGCCCATAGAAACTTAAAACATTATTAGTAATATCAGTATCATTATTAACTGTTACAGAACCAGCACTTGAATCACTTATAAATGCACCCCTATAAGGTGAGATGAATGCAACCGAATCTTTTCTAGTATCGGCAACTGCAATAATTTGTTGTGCAAGGTTTTGTGTTTCTGTTTTAGAATGATTACCTGATCCCATCAGCAAGAAGTCTACTGCATATGCATCATTATTTTGGAATAACTGATAACCAGTCGATAAATTGGTAACAGTTGCCTTAAGACTATCGACCGTACCAATTCCAGTAGATCCATTGTAATCTTTACCATTCATCATGGTTAAGTCTTGTTTTCCGGTTGCACCAAAGATAATTCCTTTAGCATTCTGATCCCAACCAGTATCTCCTTGTTCGGTAAATGAAGCACTGAATCCAGTGGTTGTTAATCCAGTTGGAGCACCGCCACCGAAGATATAACCGGAGTTATTCTTGAGATACTTTCTCCAATAAGATGAAGAACCTGCAGAAAATTCAGCATCTTTTGCTTTGGAAAGACTTAAATGCTTTTCAAGAATTGTTCCTGCATTTCCTGTAACTTTTCCATCACCATCAAAAACTACAACATGAAGTTCATCAAATCTTGCTCCTCTTGCTGCAGCATAACTTGAAGTTCCTGGTCTATCAGCAAGGACGTTCCACTTAATTGTTGCAACACTAGTTCCAACACCAACGGCACTTGTTGAAGTTGCAAGAGTTTGTTGATCGAACCAGTCTGCCACTGCATTTACACTCGTGTGTCCAGTTCCAACAGAACCACCCACGACGGTGTTGTTATTATTCATAACTGTAACATTGGAGTCTGTGTCAAATTTGTAAACTCCGTTTTGTTGGTAATCAACAGCAGTCTCTGTTCCTGCAGCAGAAACATGAGATACGACTTTAACGTATGCTTGTGCTCCCTCTACTTGAGTAATAATTCCTTTCAGAACTCCGTCAAGGGTTGTTCCTGCACCAACACCAGGAAGAACACTATCGATAGACTGAGTTACACCCAATCCAACCGTAGCAATTCCGCTTGATGCAAGTTCCAGAATTTGGTCTGCCTTGCAGTCAAGAATGGCAACTCTGATTCCGTTTGCCCAAGAACCAGGATTCTTACCAGTTACAATTACATTAGGAACGACATTCTCGTCATATCCCAATTCTTCATAGTGATCCGTGCTTTTAATTTTAATGCTAGTAGATGAATTACTACTGTCTACTGCATTTTTTAAATCGTCATCATCTGCTCTTACAACTCTTAGTGATCCACCATAAGCCAGGAATGATGAAGCAACCATCCAGGTTTCATACTGCTTATCGGAACCATATGGTTGACCAAAGTTTAACAGCAGGTCATTTTCGTTTCCAACAAGAAGCGGCAATTCTACTGGTCCTTGTGCAAAAGCACCAACAATTCCGCCTGTTTTATTAGATGAAGCGTCAATTCTTCCTTGAGTAAGGTCTACTTCTCTTACGACAATACCAGGAGATGCTAAGTTTAGCGGCATCTTAAGTTCCTCTCTCAGTCCAAGTTTATTCTAGAAATATTTATTAAAAGGGGTATTTTCATCGGGGAAACCATGCATGAACATTACCAATCTGGATATTCCCAATTAGAGTTTTTGTTTTTCTTCTTTGCCTTTACTCTTTTGATTGTACAATCCTTACATTCATAAGAATAAGATGACTGGAAGGTACTACGATCCTTTCGTGTCAAATAAAAATCATCAATTAAATTTTTTACTT